CGCCACAAATACAAACGCATTAAATATTGTTGGTTATGGATCTTCTAATGGTACTTACTACCAAACCTCTGGTACATTTGCTGGGTATAGTGGCTGGGCTGGATATTGGGTAAGCAATCATGGCGATGGCGCAACATACTATAATCAAACGATTATCATGCCGTTTTGGGGTCCGCCTAAATATTCACGATTGGAAGGTGGCGTACAATCTGGTCCACATACATTTATTACCACAGAAAACTACACCTCATACTCACCAATCCCAGCTGGTACTGCAATGGTATTTAAACAGACCGCTGCCCCTACAGGCTGGACCAAAGTTTTAACTAATGATAATTCAGCATTAAGGGTTGTCACTGGCGCTGCAAGCACTGGTGGCTCTGTAGCGTTTACTACAGCATTTTCTAGTCAGGCTGTTACAGGGACAAACGGGGCTTCTGGTGCTTATACTTTGGCAACAGCAGACATACCAAGTCATTCTCATCTTTACCAGAATGATAGCGGAGCTAGTTTTAATGCTAATTTTATAAATGCAAATCGTGGGAATGGGAATAATGCCTATAACCCCACTACAAAAACTTCTGGAGGCGGGGGATCGCACTCTCATTCTGCCGCAGGATTTACAGGCACAGCAATTAACTTAGCGGTAGCGTATGTTGATGTAATTATTGCGACTAAGGATTAAATATGAAATTAACAATTATCCCTTCCGATGGCGCTGTTTATGAGGACGAAATAAGTTATTTAGGGTTGGTATGGGAAGGAACTCCATCTAATGTACACGCTCTTCAATGGCAAGATATTGCTGGCTGGATTGAGTATGTTGACCAGCCTAATGAAGATATAACGGTCCTACCTGAGTGGGCGGATAACGCAATGGCTGCTTGGACGGTGGCTAATACCCCTCCTCCTCCAGTCCCTCCTACAGCAGAGCAGAATAAAACCACCGCATCTCAACTGCTTGCCAATACCGACTGGACAACCATACCTGACATAGCTAATCCTGTAGTAAATGACCCGTACCTAGCTAATCAGGATGAGTTCATAACCTACCGTAACGAGATTAGAAAGATAGCAGTCTACCCAACTGCAGGTGATCTGGTTTGGGCTACCCCTCCAATTGAAGTTTGGAAATAAAGGATAAATCATGGCAAGTACATATACACCAAATCTAAAAATTGAACTGATTGCTACGGGCGAACAGGTTAATGAATGGGGAGTTACTACAAACAGTAACCTTGAAAATGGACTGGAGCAGGCTATCGTTGGTCGTGGCGTGGTTGAATACACCAGCGATGCAAATAAGACAATTACTCTTACCGAATCAAACTCTAGTCAGGATGCAAGAAACTTATTCTTGTACGTTGACACTGATGTGTCTACAACCCTTACTGCTACTAGGGACTTAATAGTCCCGACCATAGAGAAGACATACGTTGTCCACAATGATACAGCCGGGAGTCAGAGCATTAGGGTAAAGACATCAGGCGGCACTGGAATAACAATTCCTAATGGCAAAAAAGCTCTGCTATATGTAGATGGAACTAATGTAATAGAGCAGCTTAGTTATCTTACATCCGCAGAGATTGGAACAATAACCTTTACCAACCCAGTGCCAATTGCTTCTGGTGGAACCAATGCAACGAGTGCCAGCGCAGCTAGAACGAGTCTCGGTCTAGCCATAGGAACAGACGTTCAAGCATACAATGCTGGTCTCCAAGATATCTCTGGGTTAGCCAAGACAAACAATAATTTCATAGTTGGGGATGGATCTAACTGGGTAGCTGAATCAGGAGCTACAGTCAGAACATCATTAGGTCTTGGCAGTATGGCTGTTCAAGATTCAAATTCAGTGTCTATTTCTGCTGGCACAGCAACCTTAACATCAATGACCACTAACTCTGCCACAATAACTGGCGGGACAATTACAGGGATTACTGATTTGGCTGTAGCTGACGGGGGTACGGGGTCATCCTCTCTGACTTTAAATAGCGTGTTGATAGGTAACGGAACTTCCCCATTACTGGCTGTAGCCCCAAGCACAACAGGTAATGTATTAACTTCTAATGGCACAGCGTGGGCTTCAACGGCTAATCCACCTGCCTTTGCTTCTGGTACACGCATGAGTTTTCAGCAAACAGCAGCTCCTACTGGATGGACTAAAGATACAACTGCGGCTATCAACGATTCTATTCTTAGGTTTGTTACTGGATCAGTTACTCCAAGTGGTGGTTCTGTAGCATTTAGTACATGGAACGCACAGACAGTTACTGGGGGTACTACGTTGACCATAGCCCAGATGCCAGCACACACCCACGGATACCCTGAAACAACTACATCGGGCGCTGCGGGGGCATCATCAGGTCGCCCTGTCTCCAATTTTGTTACGGTACAAACGCAGTCAACGGGGGGCAGTGGATCGCATGACCACCCGCTTACCCAAAATATTAAATTCTACGACTTCATTATTGCAGCTAAAGACTAATGGCTAAAGACGCTAAAATTTTATGCCCTTTGATGGGTACTGAGTGCATCGAGGATGGCGCTATTAAAGATGGTGAGCTGGTCAAATGCCGGTTCTGGGTGCATGTACAAGGTACAAATCCTCAGACTGGTGAGACAGTATCTAATGGAGACTGTGCCTTTTGCTGGACCCCAATGCTGTTGATTGAGAATAGCCAACAACAAAGGCAGACTGGTGCGGCTGTAGAGTCATTCAGGAACGAGATGGTTAAGGCTAATGAGTCTAGTCAACAGCTTCTACTAAACACAACTAAGGTAGCTGCAATAGGGCGTGACTAACTAAGGGTACAAGGAGATATAAATGGCTTCAACTATTGCGGTAATAGGGCGGGACTAAGCAACATGTTTCTGTTTATGCGTCCAAAGCTGGTTTTAGATGTATTCACTTATGACGAGCTATTGCTAACTACCGCTCCAATTGAAAGCTCTATGAAGCATACGCCTAAGTGGTGGAAGGGGCTAAAACGGGATCTCGCAACGGAATCTGTGCCGACTAGGAATACTAAGGACTGCCCAGCTATACGCGAATACTTCATGGGGGCTATAACCATCCCTATGTGGTCTGATATGTTAATAACAATTAACGAAGATAAGTCATATGCGTGGATTTTCTCTAACCCTAACTGCGCCGCACAAGTACACCCGGACGATCAGGTAGGAGGATTCTTTACTGCATCTCAACTAGGGCATCTTAAACTAGAGAGTCCTTGGCTAATTCATTGCAAGGAGTCAGTGAAATGGCTATGGTCTCCGCCAATATACGGATCAACAGTTTTAGCGGATGTAAAGATGTTTCCCGGTGTCTCGCAGTTCAATCAGTCGCGCGCGACGCATATACAGCTTGGGCTTAATTTGTCTTCGCCAAAGTCATTTATGATTCCGTTTGGAGAGCCAATAGCTCATCTGTTCCCTCTTTCTGAGAGGGAGGTGGTAATAAAAAGGCATCTGATAACCAAGGAAGAATACACTTCCAGAGCTAGACCTTTCAATGAGACGTTTAACAATACTTACCATATTGTAAAAGAGAAGCAGGAATTGTTTGCTGGGTGTCCTTATTCCAAGCATAAAGTGTAAAGGAGATATAAATGGCTTCAACTATTTTGGCAGACACTACGGCAGGAATATTAATAGTGGTTCTCTGGTAAATTGGGTGATATATGACCATTAAAGCGAAGAAGGTAGTCACTAAAGTGGATGAGGTTATTGTTAAGACCGACTCGGCAACAGACCGATTACTCGATCTGATTAAGGGTTCGAAGCGGAGCGTGTTGGTGATACTGATTATTGGCTTTCTAGTGTGGCTAATAACGTAAGCTGGTTTGTTACGAGGTGGAGACCATCCGCTGCATGGCTGTACCTTCTGATATGCATACTGGACTTTGCTGTCTTTCCGGTATTATGGATGACGATTCATCCTGAGCAATGGACTCCCCTAACCCTACAAGGGGCAGGGGTATTTCATATGAGTTTTGGAGCAATAGTTGGGATTTCTGCACACAGTAGAGGGCAGGAGAAGATTGCTCTAATCAATAGGGAATAATAAGATGTTTCTGCTGGCGCTTCCCTTGGCTACCAAAATCACCATCGCTACAATCATCGCTGTGACGATATTCGGTAGCGGTCTATACTTGGGTAACAAAATAGGCGTAAGTTCGTGCCAGCAGGCTGTAATCGACTCACAGGTACATACCATCGCAGCTATCAAGGAACAGGTCGTTATTTCAGACCAAGTGACCACAGAGTATGTAAATACGGTAGCAAAGATACAAACCAAGTCACGCGAGGTACTGACAAATGCCAAGATTCCTACTACTTCTCTGTCTGGTGATTTCAGGCTGTTCCACGATGCCGCAGCAGACCCCTTTTCCCAAGCCACCGGAACTGCTGATGCAGCCCCCGTTGAAGCTCAAACTCTTGCCGACACTATCTCAGCCAATTACAGTTCATGCAATCAGAACTCAGCAACGCTAGAGGCGTTGCAAGATTGGGTTAGAAAGCAGGCGTTAGTAGAATGAACCTCTCCAAGAACTTCACCCTAGAAGAACTTGTTAAGAGCGAGACTGCCCTTCGTTTAAACATTCCTAACATCCCAGCCAAGGCAGAGATAGAGAATCTACGGGTTCTATGCGAGAAGATATTGCAGCCGATTAGAGATAAGTTCGGCAGAGTTAAGATTAATAGCGGCTACAGATGCAAGGCTGTTAACGAGGCTACAGGCGGCTCTAAGACCTCTGACCATATGACTGGATGTGCTGCAGATTTAGAGATACCGGGAATGGCTAATTATGATCTTGCCTCGTATATCTCTCAAAACTTTAAGTTCACACAGGTCATCTTGGAGTTCTACACAAGAGGTATCCCTGATAGCGGCTGGGTTCATGTATCATACAATCCAGAGCGCTTGATAAACCAAGCATTAACTGCGGTCAGGAAGGATATTAAGACCGTATACCTACCGGGATTATACGCATAATGGCATTCCAGAGACTGCAGTTCAGACCGGGAGTCGTTCGAGATCAGACCAATTACACCGGCGAAGGCGGCTGGTGGGATGGCGACAAGGTACGCTTCTTCTCAGGTTATCCACAGAAGCTAGGTGGGTGGAAAGAATACACCGCCAATACTTTGATAGGAACCTGCCGTCAGATGTGGGGCTGGATCACTACCTTCTCTGACAACTTCCTTGGTCTTGGGACCAATGCAAAGGTTTATATTGAGGCTGGCGGTAACCTTTCTGACATTACCCCGTATGCAGATATTTCTGTCGCTGGAGCGGTAACCTTTTTAGCAACTGCAGGTTCAGCCACAATCACAGTTACAGACGCTACAATTTCCGCTACTGCCGGGAACTATGTAACCATTAGCGGAGCGCTGGGTCTTGGGGGGAATATAACGGCAGCAGTCCTGAATCAGAATTACAAGATTGCTACAGTTGTTAGTGGCACTCAGTACACCATCGAAGCCAAAAGCCCAACAACAGGTCTGCCTGTTTTGGCAACCTCTGTAGACGCATCAACCAACATCTTCACAGCAAATGTTTCAGACGTTATTACATTCACTACATATACCCCAGTCCTTAATGATGTTCTGTATGTAAGCACGACATCTGCCCTGCCAAATCCATTGGTCATTAACACAAAGTATTATGTGATAAATCCGGCTGGCTCAACCTGCGAACTCTCTTTAACTATTGGTGGCGCAGCTATAAATATCACCACAACAGGAACAGGAGTTCAGTCAGCCCAAGGAGCTGCTACCGTTGGAAGTTATGAGATAGATGTTGGCTATTCTGGCGGGACGTATGGGTATGGGTGGGGGGTAGGGGGGTGGAGCCGTGGGGGGTGGGGGTCTGGAGCAATCAACCCAGTTGCTCTGCCACAAAGAGACTGGTGGTTTGATAACTTCAATAATGACCTAATTATGAATATCCGCAACGAGGGTATTTATTACTGGGAAAGAGGGACCGATCCAGATGCTGACTTGTCTTTAGCAGAGAGAGCAATATCTTTACAAGCGGTAGCAACAGCCAATGGCTTTGACCCTGCCTTGTGTCCGTTCCAAGCAATGCAGATTCTTATCTCTCAGAATGACAAGCATCTAATTGCGTTTGGCGCAACAGAGTATGGCGAAACAACTGCAGACAAATTCAATCCTCTGCTAATAAGATGGGCTAATCAAAACGAGCCTTCCAATTGGCTCGTTAGTGCCTCAACCTCTGCTGGATTCTTGGCTGTATCTAGAGGATCTAGAATCATAAGGGCAGTGGCAACAAGGCAGGAAATCTTGGTCTTTACCGATACCCATCTGTATACCCTGCAGTTCACTGGAACTACAGATGTATTCTCTATACAAGAATACGCAGACAACATATCAATACTCAGCGGTAGGGGCGTAGCCACTGTTAACAACATTACCTACTGGATGGGTAGAGATAAGTTCTATTCTTACTCAGGTCGAGTAGATACATTGCCAACAACATTAAGAAACTATGTCTTTAATGACATGAACTTTGATCAAGCCGAGCAAATTATCTC